TGTTCCTCTATGGTAAACTCCTAGGCCTTGACCCGGAAATGTGATCTTGAATTGAGAATACAAACGGGATACTTCCCTCTTCATTGCTATTTCCCTGCCCCCTTATAGAGTGTTGCTGTGCTCTGGTGATACAGCTCCCGACTTTAGGGCGAATAGTCATCTACCCCTATCGTATTACATGACTGCTAGTACCAATTCAGATAATTCACAAAGTGGTTCCGTATCATACGACCACGACCAAAACACAAAAGTAGATTCTACTCGTGGAAAGTTGTTGACTGATGTTCAAATGTCCGCTGATGCCACTCCTATGCCATCTACTTCTATTCAGATGGCTTTGAATGACACCACTCGACATGAGATAATGAGTATTCTTGAGCGTCCCGTCAATCTTGGAACTTTTGAATGGAGTGCCGCCAATAGTGCAATTCCAGTTAAATTGAAGCTCTCAGATTATGATGCAGACACTCAAAATTACTTGAAAAAGTTTAACTTCCCACAAGACATTTTTACTAAATCCCCATTGGTTGTTGACAAATTGAAGAATTACCAATATTTAAAAGCTGACATTGAAATTGAAGTCAAAATTAATGCTCAACCTTTCTTGCAAGGAGCTCTTATGCTTGTTTATAATCCATATTATGACCAAACTGGAGATTTCAGACGCAAGGGAACGCGATTTCTTGCTTCTCAAACTTCTTGTCCTTACAAAATTGTCAGTATTGAAGAAGGTAATTCTCTCAAACTTATTTGTCCTTACGCCAACATTTATGATCTTTTCGACCTTGGAAATTCTAAGAATCAATTTGGTTCTGTTTTCCTGTATGTATTCTCAACTCTGCTTGGACCTACTGGTACAGAAACCGCTAAATATACAGTTTTTGCTCGCTTTATCAATCCTCAATTCTTTGTACCAACACAGAATGATGTTATTGCTGCAGCAAGAGATCAACATGAAATTAAGAGACTTGAATCTAAAGGTTACAGAATTGCCCAAGCTGACGTTCAACCCGTTTCAGCTAGTGACACTGGTGAGGTGGATACACCTGGCCCTGTGTCTAAGATAGCTAGTGGTGTGACAACTATAGCTGATGTGCTTTCTGGCGTACCAGTTATAGGTAAGATCGCTTCTACTGTAGCATGGGTATCCCGTGCTGTTGGCAAAACTGCAGCCTCTTTCGGATGGTCTAAACCAACATCTATTCAACCTCAGTGTAAAGCTGTTCTCAAACCTGTTAATACTTTAATCCACACTGAAGGGAATGATGATGCCACGACTCTTGGTCTCCTCCAAGATAATGGTATTGATGGTTCCTCTTTCATCCCGGAAAACAAAGATGAGATGAATTTTGAATATATATTCGGTAGACCCAATTTCTTCCATACCCAGACTGCTTCAACAACATTGTTTTCTGGTAGAAAGAAGATCACTGCATGGGAGGTTTCTCCACTGTCTCAATATCAATATGGTGAAAATGAAGATAGCCAAACTATGTATCTCGGAAGCTTTGCTTATGCAAGCATGATGGGTACTCTTTGGCGCGGAACTATTAACTATGATGTTATGGTAGTGAAGACTCCCTATCATCAGGGACGTTTTGCCGTTGTTTTCCTTCCAGAAACTAATTTGGCAGATGTACCTGATGATTTAGGTGAACTTCTTAATACTAACTACAATGTTGTGTGCAATCTCAAAGATCGACAAGACGAAATGGGCAGAACTACATTCCGTATTTCTGTTCCTTTCATTTCTAACACCGATTGGCGCGAAACTTATAAGAGAACTTCAAACACTGATAATCCTGGACCTGACGCAACAACACTTGACACAAAAACCGGATGTTTAGCTATCTACTCTTTGGTAGATCTTTCTAATCCTCCTACTGTCTCCAGTTCTGTAACTTTCTACATTGCTCACAGTGGTGGTCAAGATTATCAGATTGCCCGACCTGTTATGAATCTGGCACCTGGTTTTCAGTCAAGATATGCTCAATCAGATATTGGCACAGTGTTTATTCCAGAAGATGAAAATCTTCTTGTTCCCTCACATACAACTCAAGACGTAACTGCTCAGACTACTGGTGAATACTTTAAATCTTTGCGCGCGTTTATGAAGCGATATGGATGGTTTGCTGAGCTTTCTCAGCAGACTAACTTTGTCGGTTTGCGAACGCGTCATATGACTGAAGATCCCACCAGTGGAGTGAGAACTATGTCGCGAAACAATTTTTCAGATAGAGTCATTCCAACTCCTTGGTATATGTCTTCTTTCTTATACCGTTTCTATAACGGTTCTTCTCAACTTAAGGTTATTCCATATACCGCTGGTGTTGTTGCAGATTCTTTTCTGTCTTTCGATGAAGATACTGCAGATCAGACTGATGTGGCTGCGCAATTGGCTTATGGACAACCTCTTTTCCAACAGAATCAGCAAGTTTCAAACGCTTTTGAAGTTCGGACCCCATACTATCGTGGCGTGCGATGTGATGTGGTTGATTCTAATCAAACTCCAGTTCTTGGAGATGTTAGAACTAACATACGCTGTCGTAACCGTGCTAATTATGGTGGAACAAATCAAACTTCATCAATGTATGAAGCTGCTGGTGATGATTTCAACTTTTTCTTTATGATCGGACCCCCGCCTATGTCTGACATTCGCAATGTTCGATCAATTTCAACTTTTCCGACTGGTAACACCATCACTGTCGATACATCATCGGCAGCGAGTGTGAACCAGTTGGATACAGTATTGAGCTTCTTCCCTGCAACATTCAATCCTGCTATAGCTCAAGATGACGATGCTGTTTATAACATTGCTGAGTCTTCTGAACCTCATGTTACTGTATTTTACACTGACACAACAACAGAGGATGTTGCTATAACAGACTGCACACTTGTGCAGAGCAAAACACCGACACCGCAGAGTTACTTCCATATACCCTTTAATACTGAAAAGACTCCTAACCTTGCTGCAACTACGGTAGCGGTTAAGGCTCTTGGCAGCTTTACTGTGGTAACGGATGCTCCGTTAGCTTAACTGTATATTTACCTGTTTCTCCCAAACCCGAAGCATGTTACATCATGTGGACAGGTTCTCGGTAGAAGGTGGTCCCTACGTATTAATAACCACGTAGGCTTTATTCTGACTTAGATCAGAGCGAACTCCTCCTACCGGGGGGAGACTAACTTTTATCTAGGAATGACGAATAAAGTTCAGCTTTCTACTTTAATTGGCAGAATTTTAAACTTTAATTGGTTATTCCCGACTAATGACGGGATCATAGTGACTAAGCTTCACTGACTCACTATGAGCTCATTTTCTTCCA